ACCGTGGCGGCGGCGGCAACCGAGGCAATCAGCCTCATTGACAGGCAAATTGAGCAGAGCCGGGAGGCGGCCAGCGCTGCCCGCGATGTGGCCCGCGCCTACCGCGATGCGGCGGCAGACCTGAGCGCGACCATGCGCAGCCTGATATTTGACACCCACGCCGACCAGGGCGCAGGCATGGCCTACGCCAGCGCACTCAGTGCGGCACGTGGCGGCGATGTGGAGGCCATGCGCGCCCTGCCAAATCTGGCGAGAGCCTACGCTGCGCAGGCAACCGAGATGGCGACTAGCCGCGCACAGGCGACGCTCATCAGCGCGCAGATTGCGGCCCAGCTCGGGCAGGTGGCAGCCGTGGCCGAGGTTATGGGCCTAGGCGCAGACTATCAGGCCATGCTCTACGATGTAAACACCGCCATCCTAGACGTGCTGCGCACCGACCTCCAAACCGGCGACCTAACAGTTAGCCGCTTGACCGAGATTCGAGACGCGCTCGGAGTCGTCGGCGGCCTAATATCGAGCAGCGGCAGCCTGACCGTGGCCGCAGTGCAGACAATGGACGGGCGCACCGTCGGCGCGCTGGTAGACACATCGGGCAGAGTTGTTGCGCAGGTTAGCAACAGCACCGTGCAAACGTTGGCGGGCCTGACAAGCCACGGCGCAAGCCTGGGCGGTGGGTTTGCAACCAGCATCAGCGGCCAGACGGCCCAATTTGGGCAGTTCACAAATCAGCAAATCGCGGAGCTTGCGAGCATTGACGGCGGCGTGTCGGAGACCGTCACGCTCACTGACCTCGTGGCCCAAACGAGCGGCACAAATTCGCGTTTGAGCGAGGCGATCCTGCGCCAACTGCAAACGCCAGATGCAGGGTCTAGGCATTTGAGCGACATTATCGCCGCTGGCAACACCCTGCTCGCCGGGCGCGTTGAGGGTGTCATTGCGGCAATCAACCAGCAATCGGCGGCGCAGCAGGCAGAGTTGAAGCGGCAGCAGGATCTGGCGCGGGCGCAGAGTGAGCTAGAGTCGTATGCTGGGTTTGCGTCTAGCCGCCACGCCGTTATCCGGGCCGCAGCGCCAACTCACGACACACCGGGCGGCACCAATGACGCGGCATGGGAAGACATCGTTCGGCGGGAGTGGAACGCCCACGTGGCGCGGTTTGGCGTAGGTTGGAACACGTGGCGTACTGCGCCACACGAACGCGCTGCAAATCTGGCTAACATGCAGAACCAATGGGCAGCGCACAGAATGGCGCAAGAACAATCCGCCATAAATCAGCAAATAGAGCTGCTGCGCCAGCGCGTGCGCGACCTCGGCGGCGTGCCCGCATTTGCAACCGGCGGCCTGCACTCGGGCGGGCTGCGCATCGTAGGCGAGCACGGCCCCGAGCTAGAGGCTACCGGCCCCAGCCGCATCTATAGCGCCAGCCAGACCGCTGCCATACTAGGCGGTGGCGGCGACGTCGCCCAAGAAGTGCGCGCCCTGCGCGAAGAACTCGGGCTGCTGCGCGCCGAAGCCCGCGCCACGGCCAGCAACACCGGCAAAACCAAGCGGCTGCTCGAGCGCGTCACGCGCGACGGCGAAGCCATGCAAACTGTAGGGGCCGCGCCATGAAGGTGATCAGCCCCACCCAATTCAATGCCGCCGCCCACCTGGTCAGCAGCAACGCGGTTGACTCGCACCCTGTTTGGGACGCGGCCACGACCTATGGCCTAAACGCCGTCGTGAACTTCGGCCACAACCTGTATCAAAGCCTCGTCAACAACAACATCGGCCATCAGCCCAGCACCAGCCCCAGTTTCTGGGTGCTGATCGGGCCCGACAACACCCGCGCCATGTTTGATGACCAAGTGAGCACCTCCACCACCAGCGCCGTGCCGCTCACCGTGGTGCTCTCGCCCGGCTACATGAACAGCTTAGCCCTGCTTGGCCTAGTGGGCGACCAAGTCGTCATCAGCGTGACCGACGGCGCTGGCGGCCCCAGCGTGTACAGCCGGACCATCAGTCTCGATGGCACTTTCATCTACGACTGGTACATGTACTTTTTCGAGCCCTACGTGCAGATCGGCGAAGTGGTGCTGACCGACATACCGCCCTACGTCAACGCGCGCCTGAGCATGACGCTCAGCCGCGCAGTCGGCGCCGTATCCATCGGCCAGATGATGTTCGGCACCTTCTACGACTTGGGCGACACGGAATACGGCGGCGCCACCGCCGGCATCATCGACTACAGCCGCAAAGAAACCGACGATTTCGGCATCACCACCTTTGTGCGCCGCGCCTTTTCCAAGCGCATGAGCTTGCGCATGATGCTCGACACCGCCCAGATCAACAAGGTGCAGCGCGTGCTGAGCGACCTGCGCGCCACCCCTGCGGTATGGATCGGCGCCGATGGCGATGAGTACCTGCCGCTGGTGGTGTACGGCTTTTACCGCGACTTTTCCATCGACGTGGCCTACCCCGCCAAGTCATACTGCTCCTTGGAGATTGAAGGACTCACGTAATGCCCATTCCCGCACTGCCCACGCCGCCCAGCCGGCAAGACCCGGCGAACTTCGCAATCCGCGCCGACGCTTTCTTGAGCGCGCTGCCCGCCTTCGCAGAACAAGCCAATGCTCTGCAAGCCAACGTCAACGCCCGGCAGATCGCCGCCGCCGCCAGCGCCAACGCTGCGCAATCCGATCGGCTGCTATGTCAAGCCGCCGCCACCGCCGTGGCCGCGCAAAGCCCGGTGGCCAATGCTGCCGCCGCAGCCGCCAGCGCCGCTCAGGCCGCCGTGTACGCCAGCCAGGCCCAAGCCACCAACCCCGATAGCCCGATACGCCTGAACTCCCGCACCGTCACAGCCGACTTCACCGTGCCCAGCGCCTACAACGCCGCGTCGGTGGGGCCGCTGGCCATAGGCGAGGGCGTCACCGTCACCGTGCAAGACAACGCCACCTGGTCCATCCACTGAACACCCCCCCCATCTGAAAGGAACCCGAAATGAGCACCCTTAGCGTTCGACAGGTCACCACCCCCGACGGCTCGCCCGTCGCCTTCCCGTTTGGCATTCGCATTGGCAGCAACGGCGGTGCCGGGCTGGTGAACAACATTGGCGTGCCGGGCCAGCAAGGCTTCGGCGTGGGCATTGCACCCGAACTGCCGGCAGGCTTTGCCAAGCTGCACGGCACCGATGACCCGGCCAGCGACAACTACGGCAACTACAGATTCACCGATGGGTCGGTGATGGTTTACATCCCGGCGTTTTACTACCTCTACGGCACTGGCAGCAATGGCCGACCCATCAACGACGTGGACATTCGGCCTTTTGACGCATACCCCAACGTGGCCGCCGCCAACGCCGAAGGCTACGCGCTGCACCGCGCATTTTTTGATGGCGGCAGCATTCGCCCCGGCGTTTTCGTGGACAAATACCTGTGCAGCAACAACGGCGGTATTGCATCGTCCATCAAAAACGGCAACCCGCTGTCGAGCGCCGCTGCCAACAACCCGTTTAGCGGCCTCACGGGCGCACCGGCCAACAACTACGCCGGCGCCATTGCCGCTGCCAAAACGCGCGGCAGCAGCTTCTTCTGCAGCAGCCTGTTCATCAACAAGGCGTTAGCCCTGCTGGCCAACGCCCACGGCCGCGCCAGCACCGGCACGGCATTCAATGCCTGGTACAGCGCCGGAGCAACCAACTTCCCCAAGGGCTGCAACAACAACGCCCTGGGCGACGTGAACGACTCCACTCTGTCTTTCGTGGGCACCGGCCACTCCAACGCCGCCAAAACCGGCAGTGCCAACTTCTTGGCCCGCACCGCGCACAACGGCCAGAACAACGGCGTGGTGGATTTGAATGGCAATATGTGGGAAGTCTGCCCCGGCCTAACTCAAAACAGCGCCGACCCAACCGTGGGCCGGTTCTACGTGCTGCGCACCAGCGCCAGCATGGCCAGCGTGACCGGCGGCACTACCTCGGACACCGACCTGTGGGGCGCAAACGGCTTGGCCGCGCTGTACGACGACCTGGGCGTGATGAACAGCTTTACCGGCTACGCCGTCAACTTCAGCGACCGCACCTTGACCATGGGCAGCGCCAGCCAAGTGTTGAGCGCGGCCACTAGCGGTACGCCTTGGCAAATGACGGCAGCTGGGGTGCCATTGGTGGCTGGCGGTTCCAATGCATTTGGCAACGACGGGTTGTGGGACTGGTCGACGGCGGACATGTGCCCGCTTTGCGGTGGTGACTGGGTCAGCGGCTCGTTTGCCGGTGTCTGGGCCTCGAATTGGTTCGCTTCGCGGGCGGACTCGAGCGCTCATGTCGGGTTCCGCTCGGCCTTGTATCTTTGATGGCCCGAGCGATAGCGATGGGCCTGCACGATGAAGCCAAACTTGACCGGAAGTTCACGGAGTTTGCTAAGCAAATGAACCTATATCTCAACCACTTTCCCAAGCACGAAAAGTACGGGCTTGCGCAGGAAATCCGGCGCAAAGCCTATGAGTGCTACGGCCTTATCGTGGAGGCGCAAAAGCGATACCACAAAAAAACCACGCTCAGCAACCTTGATATTGCGCACGAACAGTTGCGCATGTTGATGCGGCTGGCGTTTGAGCTGGGTTACTTCAGCTTCAAAGACGGCGCCCCGCTGGCCAAAAGCCCGCTGGGTACTGCCGAGCACCGCTACCTAGCCATCAGCCGGATGGTGGATGAACTCGGACGGATGATTGGCGGCTGGATGGCCAACGAAAAAGCCCAACAAAGGGAGGCGTCTTAACATGTGCCCGATTTGCGGTGGTAACTGGGACAACGGCTCGTTTGCCGGTGTCTGGGCCTCGAATTGGTTCAATTCGCGGGCGAACTCGAACGATAATGTCGGGTTCCGCTCGGACTCGGATTCACCTCGCACTGCGCAGGCAGATGGTGGAGCCAAGGGAGACGTTTTCCTGCGCCGGGGGCGACCCCGCGCGAAATCTGCCGCACACCTCTCTACTGGTAGGCGCCGCATGGCGTTCGAAGGCCTGGGGGTGGTACCATGAAGCGCCATGGCTTTTTGTTTGATAAGGCATTCAGCCGCGAATCGCTGTACCAGGCATGGCTCGACGCTAGCCGGGGCAAGCACAAAAAGCGCGCATGCCTCGAGTTTTCTCGCCATCTGGCAAGCAACCTCGATGCGCTGCACGTCGAAATCCACGCAGGCACCTACAAGCCGCAGCCGTACATCGCCTTCCAAGTTTACGAGCCCAAAGAGCGCACCATTTACGCTCCAGCCTTCCGCGACTTAGTGGTGCAGCACGCCATTTACCGTCTGGTTTACCCCATATTCGACGCCGGTTTTCTTCCGCAGTCTTTTGCGTGCCGCGTCGGCAAGGGAACCCACCGCGCCGCCGACTATGCCCAGGCCGCCTTGCGCGCAGCACCCGCTGGCAGCTACACGCTCAAGATGGATATTCGCAAATTCTTCTACCGCATTGACCGCGCCATTTTGCAGCGCCTGCTGGCCCGCAAGATCAAAGACGCTAGGCTGTTGCGCGTCATGATGCAGTTTGCCGACTACGGTCAGCCTGTGGGCATCCCAATTGGCAATTTGTTAAGTCAGCTTTACGCCTTGGTTTACCTTGATCCGCTTGATCAGTTCATCAAGCGCACCTTGGGCGCGCGGCGCTACTGCCGCTACGTCGACGACTTCGTGGTGTTCGGCTGGAGCAGGCAGCAGTGCGATGACGCCTTGGCCCGCGTGCGTGTGTTTTTGGCGCAACACCTCAACCTCGAACTGTCGCGCACCACCATACAGCCGCTGGCGCGCGGCATCAACTTCGTGGGCTACCGCACGTGGCGCAGCACACGATTCATCCGCAAGCACAGCCTGCGCAGCTTCACACGTTCCGCTCGGCGTGGCCGCATCGCCAGCGTCGTTTCCATTCTGGGCCACGCGCGCCACACCGGCAGCTTGCGCCACTTGTTGACCACCCTCAAGGAGCATTCCCATGACCTCTCTGTTCGCTTACCGCAAACATATCGACGCCATTCACACTCGAGAGCTGCGGCTGCCTGATGCCCACCAAGGCCAGCAGTCCGGTCTAGAGCTGTGCACGCTGGCCGATGGCCGCACCGTAGTCGCCATGTTTGATGGCTTCACACTGCCAGCAGAACAGCACGTTGAAATTGCGCCCAGCATCGAGCCATTGACGCTAACCAATGCGCTGCGCGAAGAAATCAAAGCTGCCAGCCCGCATGTGCGGCTTATCGGGCAGCGTATGCAAGAGCAGATTCGATCTAAGTACAGCACCGAGGACGAGATGTATTTTGCGCGCATTGGCGTTGGCTCTGCGCTTGGCGTCTACGTGTTTGAGACCGGCGAGGCCGAAGCGCTTGCTGCCTATAGCGCACATGTAGAAGCAGTACGCCAGTGGGGCCGCGCCGAAAGAGCCAAGCTTGGGCTTGCAGATGCCACGCCTGCTGCGCACGTTTCGCAGGGATAAGCACAAGTGGACACCACGCCGCGCATCATCAAGATCGGCGATGCCCTGAGCCAGCTCATCAACGTGGCGCTGCTGCCGGGGCACCGGCAAACCACGGCCAACGAAAGCGTATCGGGCCGGGCGCATCGCATGGGCTGGCGGCGCATCGAGCGCGTTATCGACGCGGTCTTTTCGCCGTTCGAACGCGACCACTGCCGTAAGGCGCACGAGGCAGATGTGGCGCGGTCAATGAAACTTTTGGGATTGGAGGAGTAAACATGGACGACGAATACGACGGCGCAGACCGCAGACGCGAGCCCGAGGGCTGGCACCTCGATAAGCGCATCCCCATTGCGACGCTTGTGGCGATTCTGACTCTGGCGCTTGGTGGCATCCTGCACATCACGCAGATCCGCACCGATCTGGAGATTTTGCGCCAGCAGCAGGCCGCCCTTTCGCAGCGCGTGGAGCGCTCTGAGATTGCGAACCGCGAGTACCTGCAAAAGATCGACCGCAGCCTAGAGCGTTTGAACGACAAGCTCGACCGGGCCATTTCGGACGGCGCGGTAAGGGGCAGACCATGACGCCGCTGTTTTTCCTGCTGGTGCCGATGCTGTGGCTGTGGGTTTTGTTCGGAGGATAGGCCATGAGAACTTCACAGCGCGGGGTCAACCTAATCAAGGAGTTCGAGGGCCTGAAGCTCACGGCATACGCGTGCCCCGCTGGTGTGGCCACAATCGGCTTCGGCAATACGGGCAGCGTGACAATGGCCGATGTGCGCGCCCAGAAGCGCATCACGCTTGAGGAAGCCGAGCGCCTGTTGGCCGACGACTTGCAAACCTTCGAGCGCGGCGTGTTGCGCGGCTGCACGGTGCCACCCAATCAAAACCAGTTCGACGCTTTCGTGAGCTTGGCGTACAACATCGGCCTTGGGGCCTTTGCGCGGTCAACCGCGCTGCGCCGGCACAACGCTGGGGATTTTGACGCTGCGGCCGGGGCAATTGAAATGTGGAACAAGGCCACCGTCAACGGCCGGCGCAAAGTGCTACGCGGCCTTGCCCGCCGACGCGCCGCAGAGAAAGCGCTGTACCTGCTACCAGTTGAGCCCGCCGAGGTTGATGAAATGGTGCAGGCCGTGGCCGACGAATCGACGCTGGCCAGCTCGCGCACGATTCAAGGCGGTGCTGTGGCGGGCGGCGCGACTGTCGCCGCTGTGATCGCAGACACGACCGAACAGGTGCGGCTGCTGACATTCCTGCCGCCCGATACCTTGCAATACCTGCTGGCCGGGCTGGCCTTGATGGGCATCGGCGCTGTGCTGTACGCACGCTGGGACGACTGGCGCAAGGGGCGGCGATGATCTGGAGCCTGCTCGCACGCCGCTGGCTGCTGGGCGGCCTAGTGGCTGCCGTGGTGGCCGCAGGCGGGGCTTGGATGTCCTACAGCGCCGGCTATGAGGCCGGTGCTACCCGCGTGCAGACCGCATGGGACAAGCAAGCCGCCGCGACTGCGCAGGCGCACATCGCTGAACTGCACCGCGCTGCTGCCCGAACGGGCGAACTGGCAGCTAAGGTCGAACAGCTACAAAGGAGCCATCGAAATGAAATCCGTCGCATTGAGCGCACTCATGCTGATATTGTTGACAGCTTGCGCTACCGCCCCGAAGCCCGCGCCGGTGCTGGAAATGTGCCCACGGATACCGCCGCTGGTGCTGCCGGATGCACCGGAGCGGGATTGGCTAGGCCAGATGCAGCTTTTCTTGCAGGGGAAGCTGCCCGAGCGGAGGTGATCCGCCTGGAGTTGGCGGAATGCCGGGCGATGTTTGATGCGGCTGTGGCGTTGGGCGGAGGCGATGCCGGTACCGGTGCCCATGAGCCCGAGAACCCTGATTGACACGGCACGGTTGAACCACCAGAGGGGGCCAAGTGCCCCCCTTTTTTTGCCCGCATCGGCCCTTGATGATGGGCCATGCCCAAGGATTGGTCGGCTGCGCTTTCGCTTGTCAATTTCCGGTGCGCTGAGTGCCGCACCTCGTTTTCGGCCGTCCCTGATTTGGTGGAGCCGGACCCGGAATCGGAGCACCACCCCTGGCGCTATTTCGCGCACTGCACGCGATGCGCCGCACAGCACCAGGCGCAGGCGAGCTGGGAGCGCGCGCTGCTGAAGGCGCACCAGCGGGCGACCGGGCCGAAGTCGCCCGAGGGCAAGGCGGCCACGGCCCGCAACCTGGACGGGCACCCGACTTCTGAGGAGGCTTTGCGCACGCGCTTCAACGCGATGAAGCACGGCATGGCCGCGCGCACGGCGAACTATTTCCCGGCGAAGCCGGACCGCTATGCGTTCTGCGCGCGGTGTGACGTGGACCGGCTGTGGTGTTCCCAGCAGGCGGCCTGTGTGAAGCAGACCGAGATTTTCATGCTGCACCACGCGGCGTTTGACCAGCGGGACCCGAAGGTGCTGGCGGGGCTGCATGCGGACTTGCAGGCTTCGCTGACGGCCATGCTGCAGATGGCGATTCAGGAGGTGCTGGGCGAGGGCATCACGATCGTGCAGCCGCGGGTGGAGCTGGACCGGGAGGGCACGCCGGTGACGCTGACCTACCTGGATGAGCAGGGCACCCGGAAGTACATCATGAACCGGCAGAGCAACCCGGCGATCAAGGCCGTGACGGAGCTGGTGACGCGCCTGGGCCTGAGCATGAGCGACCTGGGCATGACGGTGCGCGCGTCGGAGGCCGAGGGCGATGGCCTGCGCGGGCAGCTGCAGCTGGACGATGACAAGCGCGAGAGCATGGCGCTGTTTGGCGAGCGGATGCTGTTGGCCACGGAGCAGGCGAAGCAGCAGATCGCCACGGCGCAGCAGAAGAAGAAGGTGGACCCGGTGCTGGTGGAGTTTCAGGCGCGGGGGTCCACATGAGGACGAGCGCGGCGGAACGGCAGAAGAGCTCGATCGTGGCGGAGCGGGAGATCATGCGCTTCGCGCTGCCTGACCCGACCACGAAGATCAAGCCGCACGCGCTGTGGCACAAGTACGTGCACAACGTTGAGCTCGACCCGATCCAGCTGCTGAAGATGCAGGAGATGGACGAGCACCGGAACACGGTGGACTTCAGCAGCCGGCGCACGGGCAAGACGGCGGTGAAGGAGATGTACCACCTGGAGGAGCTGGCCACCGAGCCGTTTCAGGAGCTGGGCATCGTGGCGCCGCGGATGCAGCAGAGCCAGAACAACCTGAACTACCTGATTGACGGCATCCGGCGCAGCGAGATGCTGAGCGCGTTCATCGCCCACAAGCAGGGGCGCCCGCAGCTGAAAGACACCTCGTTTGCGTTCGTGAACGGGTCGAAGGCGAGCGCCTACGGGATCATGAGCCAGATCGACGGCGACTCGATCACGAAGGCCAGCCTCGAGGAGACCGACGACATGCCGCAGGAGCGGCTGATGAGCCGTTTCCTGCCGATGCTGGGCGCGGCGCGGCGCCTTGGGGTGGACCGCAGGACCACAGAGTTCAAGCCTTCGATCCGGATCAGCGGTGTGTACAAGGGCGCGGACGTGTTGCAGCGGCTGATTGACACCGGGGAATACCACACGCTGCCGGCGGTGGACGTGCACCTGGGGGTGGAGCTGGGCATGGTGGACGCGGCGTGGGCCGAGAGCATGCGCATCCAGCTGCCGCCTGAGGAGTACATCCGCCAGTTCCTGTGCATGAACATCAAGGCGCGCAACTGGATCTGGGAAGAACACATTCGGCGCGCGAGCGCGCTGGGCCTGGAGGCCGGGCTGGAGCGGGCGGGCCCGGTGCCCGGGCAGCGCTACAAACGGCGCGGCCTGCTGAGCTTTGGCTACGACCACACGGGCCACGGCGAGGACCCGAGCGCTTCAAAGAGCGCGCTGGTGGTGTGCGAGCAGCTGGGGAACTGGGTGACGTTTCCGTTTGTGAAGCTGTGGGCGCCGGGGGTGGATGACCGGGTGCTGGCCCGGGACCTGGTGGCGCTGTGGGACTACTTCCGGCCGGACTACGCCATTGGCGACGCCTACGGCGTGGGCATGTTGACGGCGGTGAACGACACGCTGTTTTCGCAGGGCCTGACGCCGGTGAACCGCGAGACGGTGGCGGACGGCCAGAGCACGGGCAGCGCCTGGGCGGGCTGGGCGTTTGCGCCGATGCGGTTTGAGGGGATGGTGAAGCACGTGATGGCCAGCGCGCTGCGCGAGGCCTTCCACCACAACCGGGCGGCGTTCCCCTATGTGGACACGGCCAACGATCGCGAGCCCGAGGAGTGGCTGGCGTTCGTGCGGCAGATGGGGAACATGAAGGCGCAGCCGACCCAGGCGAGTTACAGCAGTTTCAAGATGGTCGACACCAAGATCGGCGACGACTTGTTTG